CGGTCATTACCGGACTACAAAGATTCAGGCCCTCAGCGTCATCGACGACTGGGGGCTAGACTTTGCAGCTGGGAACGTTGTCAAGTACCTACAGCGGGTCCCGCACAAAGGTAGCCCTACCGATGACAGCATCAAGGCGCTCTGGTATATGGCTTATGCCGCTACTAAGGACGTGGCCTTTGCTGATCGTGTAGCCAAGGAAGCCGAGGAGATAAATAATGGCAGGTAGACCAAACGAATCGGTTGTAACGAACCGTGCAAAGCGTGAGCATCTTTTAGACCGTTACGAAACACTCGTAGCTGAAGGCATGAGGTGCCATGAAGCGGCAAGGGCTGTAGGCTTCCAGCACACCACCGTCAATCGGTGGATCAAGGAACGGACTGAAGAACAACTGAAGAGCATTGAAGCCCAGCGGATGAACCTAAGCGGCGGTGGCTTTCCTTCCGCATTAGAACGCTTGCGGGCTGGCATGACGGTACGCCGACACGCTGCCGCTTGGTTCCTTCAGTTGGTTGATGGCAAGATATGCCTGTACCTCATCGATGGCGCTGGTAACCGGCACTACAGCCGGGTAGCGTCATTCGGATCTGCTGATGTCTTGGCGTTCGATTGGGAGATATATAACGGATGACAAAACTTATATGGATAACACCTGAAGCCGAGCAGGTCATCGGATACTGCGCAAGGGTCAGCAACCCTGCAAACCAAGATAACCCAGACGTGTCAGGGCTACTAAAGTACTGCATCAAACACGGCCACTGGTCAATCTTTGAAATGGCTAGTATGTGCGTGGAAATCAAAACCACTCGTGCTATTGCACCTCAGATTCTGCGGCATCGTTCTTTTTCTTTCCAAGAGTTCAGCCAACGGTACGCAGAGGTTCACGACTTCCCCATACTGGGGCAGATGCGGCTTGCTGGTACAACTAACCGGCAAAGCTCACAACCGATGCCAGAACGGAAAGAGTTGGATGCCGAGATGCAGGGAGTCATCTTAGATGCCGAACTGGCTGTATCCCGCAGTTACTGGACATATAACAAACTTATCAAGGCCGGTATCGCTGCGGAGACTGCAAGGATGGTTCTACCGCTTTGCACTCCGACCACGATGTATATGAGCGGTAGCATTCGGTCTTGGATTCACTACGTGCAGCTACGAACGCAGGAAGATACCCAACTAGAGCATAGGGAGATAGCAGACAGCATCAAGGCTTTGATGGCCCAACACCTGCCGATCACAATGGGAGTAATAAAATGAGATTCGGGGAAGTGATACAAGCCTTGATGGCTGGTGGCGGTAACGCCGTATGGCGCGGTGAGTGGGGTGGCTCGGTATTCCTGCGCTACTCGGAACTATGGAACGCCTTTGAAGTCCATACAACCGGGGAAGCCGTACGGCAGATGGACGAGCTGACATTGTCACCCGGTGATTTGTTTGCTACCGACTGGGCAGTAGTTGTACTTGATCCACGAACCGGAGAGGTTGCCAAGTGATTCTATTCGCACTTGGTATCTTGCTAGGGGCTGGATGCTTGGCCGTCTACAACGAACTGTATAACCGCTGGTTGTATAACGATGTCAAGCGTAGGGCTAAAGCCCAAGGCATCAGCAAGGATAAACTGCGCGCGGCTATGCTCTGGGCTACCAGCGCAGAGATACGAAAGAATTTAGATGAGTAGAGTAATAAACAAAGAGATTGAGCAGGTCGCTATTGACCTGCTCAAGCATCACCCACGCAACGCTAACCAAGGCGATGTAGAAGCCATCAAGAAGAGCCTAGCAGTCAATGGTTGGTACGGCTCTGTGGTCGCTAACGTGAGCACTAAGCACATCTTAGCGGGAAATCATCGGGTCATGGCTGCCAAGGCGTTAGGCTGGGATACTGTACCAGTGCAGTGGGTCGACGTTACCCTAGAAGAGGAGCTGCGTATCCTTGTGGTTGATAACAGGACTACCCGTATCGGGCAAGATGACACCACTAAGATAACCGACATCCTTGCTGAGCTTGCCAATACGCCTATCGGCCTTGAAGGTACGGGGTACGGTGCTGCAGACCTTGATGCTTTGATTGATGAACTGGCGGGTATGACTGAGCCTGCTGAGTTGCTAACCGATCCAGACGAAGTGCCGGAAGAAGTCGAGACACGATGCAAGCCGGGAGACCTTTGGATTCTTGGTAGGCATCGATTGCTTTGCGGTGACAGCACCAAGGCTGATGACGTGGCACGGCTCATGAATGGTGATGTGGCTGAGATGATGTTTACAGACCCACCATACGGAGTAAATTACGAAGGCGGACATTTTCACAGTGGCGATGTCAACATAAAACGCAAGCGTGAAAAGTTAACAGATGATGATTCAACTGCAATCTACACAGACTTTCTGCCTGTTGCATTATCGGCTGTAGATGGTCCGTGCTATATGTGGTTTGCCGGTTCAAAAGCAAGAGACATATACAACGCAGTGCATGACAATGGATGTGAAGTACATACTCTTATAATTTGGAATAAGACAAATGCTACGTATGCAGCTATGAATGCTCAGTACAAGCCAAGGCATGAGCCATGCTTATACTTTAAACCTAAAGGCTCAACACTTAGATGGTGCGGTAAGACTACGGAAGCAACGGTTTGGGATCAAGCCAGAGACGGTATCAATGAGTTTCACCCAACGCAGAAACCTATAGCACTCGCATCAAAAGCAATCGGCAACCATGATGCTAAAACAGTGCTGGAAATGTTTGGCGGGTCAGGCTCAACACTCATCGCTTGCGAACAACTAGGGCGTAAATGCTATGCGATGGAAATAAGCCCTAAGTATTGCGATGTCATTATTCAGCGATGGGAAAACGCCACAGGGCAGAAGGCGGTGCTAAGTGAAGGGTAAGCCATACAAGTACAACGAAGACGTAGTACAGCGCATTACACAGGCACTGAGGGCAGGCAATACCCGCCGGGCTTCCTGCGCCTATGCCGGTATTTCTGAGGATACATTTGCAATCTGGCTCAAGGACATTTCGGAGTTCTCGGATTCTATTAAAAAGGCAGAGGGCGATGCCGAGGTTCGCAATGTTGCCATCATCCAGAAGGCAGCTGACACGACTTGGCAGGCTGCCGCATGGTGGCTTGAACGTAAGCACAAGGCCGACTGGTCATCTAGGGTAGAGCAGACCGGAGCAGACGGTTCACCGGTCAAGGTGATCGTGGAGTATTCGGACAAACCTCTTGCCTGATATCCGGCTGGTATTACCAAAGCCACACGAAGCCCAGCAGGTAATCTTGCGGGAAGCCAAGCGGTTCAATGTTCTTGCCTGCGGCAGACGTTTCGGAAAAACAACGCTTGGTGGGAATCTGCTATCAGATCCGGTTCTCCAGCACGGACTGCCGTGTGCTTGGTTTGCGCCCACTTACAGACTCTTAGAAGAGGCATACAACGACCATAAAAGGATATATGCTCCTGTCATCAGGCGAGCTGTGCAAACACCTGCACCACGCATTGAACTGATAACCGGAGCGGCGATTGACTATTGGACGCTTGATGATCCGAGTACTGTAGCCCGTGGTCGAAAGTACAAGCGGGTCATCATTGATGAGGCAGCAATGGCTAGGCACTTGGAACAAGCATGGACGGAGGCTATCCGCCCAACGCTTACCGACTACCGGGGAGATGCTTTCTTCCTAAGCACTCCCAAGGGTAGCAACTACTTCAAGACCCTGCACAGCATGGCTGCTTTAGATTCAGACTGGATGAGCTGGCAGATGCCAACCACGGCGAACCCTTGGATAGATGCAGCTGAGGTAGCCAAGGCTGGTGAATCCTTGCCTAGCATAGCCTTCCGACAAGAGTACTTAGCAGAGTTCGTTGATGCAGCTGGTGCCCGTATCAAGCGTGAATGGTTACGCTACGGTGATGTACCTGAAGGTTTGCCGGTGTACCTTGGTGTTGACCTTGCCATCAGTACCAAGGCAGAGGCAGACTATACAGCCGTGGTTGCTTTATCACGTGGTGATGACGGGACTATTTATGTATTGGATGTCAACCGTACCCGTTCCGACTTTGCATCCGTGCTCAGGTTCATCGAGATGATGGCTGAAAAGTGGAAACCTACGATGATTGGCATCGAGCAGGTTCAGTACCAAGCCGCTGTCGTACAAGAGCTCATGAGGCGTACAAAGTTACCGATACGGGGCATCAGACCAGACCGTGACAAAGTGACCCGCTTTGGACCACTGGAAGCCCGGTACGAGCAAGGGCAAGTCGTACACGCTGACGGGTTACCACCATACTGGCAGGATGAACTGTTGTCGTTCCCAGTTGGTAGGCATGATGACGTTGTAGACGCAATGGCGTACGCTTGGCAGGTGATCGGACAACGCAAGGGCTGGGGTGCCGTCTAAAATATATATACTTGTCGTCTTGTCGTATATATACCTAAAGTGTATATTAGTAGTCCAAGGGGATTACTATGAAGACAAACAACGAAACTCAAAACATGCTTGAACATTGTACGGACACCCTTGTAACGTACGACAATTATGGTGATCCAATGAGTGCAGGCATAGCAGAAATAGTGTGCTTTGAGATTATCGCGGACTTGATAGATAATGAACCCGGTGTTTACGACTTTCTATCAGAATCGCTACATTACCCTTATCAAGTAGATTGGGAATACATCTCAACTACCGTAAATAGAATCAACAACAGGGAGATATAACAATGGAACTTATTACACGGTTGGTACAGGCAGGTGGCAAGGAGTGGACGGGTGGTACTAACCACCGGGTTTATTTCAAGCCACAAAACATTCTGGGACTTGAGGTTGAATGTTACAAATCCGGATCACTACGCAACGTTACATTGAACGGTGAGAGAATCAGCAACAGCAAGGCTGGACGCATCATCAACGCAAAGTTGTATGTGGATGTAACTACCGGTGAAGTTGTTACAGACCTTGAAACCGAGTTTGCTAAGATGGCACGCATAGCGATATCAACCATCTAAACCTACAAGCCACCACACGCCCCCGTAAGGGGGCTTTTTGTTTCTGTGGGATACTAGGGCATGGGTATCTTTGACCGCTTCCTAGGCCGTAAAGCCGTAGCCAACCCGACACAAGCATTGCCGTTACCATTGAGCCAGTCACGGGACATTTACCTAACCGGGTATGGCTCAGGTCAGCTGCAAAACTTGCTACGCCGTGCATTGCCCGGCTCAACCAAAGACTGGTCACGTATAGCCGGTGACCTTGGCTTGAACGGCATCGTGGCATCTGCCATTGATTGGTATGTCCGGAACTATCCCCAAGCCACACCAAAGTACTACCGACCGGTAGACAGCCAACAGGCAGAGCCGGTAGAAGACCACCCGGTACTACAGCTTATGGCTCAACCGGATCCAATGATTATGGGGTCTTTGTTCTGGGGCTGGGCGATTCAAGACTATAAACTTTTTGGCAACACGTACCTACGCAAGATTCGCAGTACAACCCGTGGTGTAGTGACGGCTCTACAGTTCTTGCCACAGGACATGGTTCGCCCGGTTGGTAATGGTACGAACCCGCTAACCCATTACGTCTACACCACTGATGGTCGTTCTTTTGACATTCCCGTTTCAGACATCATCCACATAAGGTACAACCGAGACCCGCAGGATATCCGCTTGGGTAGATCTCCAGTCATGGCTGTGCTACGTGAGATTGCTACAGACAATACTGCATCTACAACCGCTTATGGTTTACTTGCCAACGGGGCGATGCCGTCCTTGATTGTTGGTCCTGATGCAAAGGACCAGACCGTAGACATAAGCATCGATGATGCAAGGCAGGTCAAAAGACAACTGCACGAAGACCTTACCGGGGACGGTTCAGGTGGCATCGTGGTTATGACCGGTGCCTACAAACTTGACCGTGTATCCCTTACGCCTTCTGAGCTTGCTTTGGATTCCGTGAGACGTGTACCGGAGGAGCGTATCTGTTCCGCTCTTGGCATCAACCCAATGGTGTTGGGCCTTGGAAGCGGGTTAGAGCGGTCTACATATAGTAACTATGAGCGCGCCCAGCAAGCGGCTTGGGAAGATGGCATGGTGCCTTTGCTCCGTACTTTGGCGGATGCGATTACCGCAGACCTCCTGCCGGAGTATCCAGAGACCCAAGAGGGTGACTTCATTCAGTACGACCTTGAAACCGTACGGGCATTGGCTGATGACCTTGCTGCAGAAGCCGAACGAGCGGAGCGGTTGTACAAGGCTGGCATTATTGATCGTGCTGAAGCCAAGCGCATTGCAGGGCTTGAAGCCGTGCCGGAAGATGAAGGGCAGTTACACCCAACGGCTATACCGGTACAAAGCGGTGGTGGTTTTGATGCTTCCGCAGTACGCAGTTACGATGTAAAGGCACGACCAACCGAAGCAATGCGTACAGCAGCGCAACGGGCTCTTGACTGGAAGGCTGAAGGCTTTGATGGCGGGACACGCATAGGGCTTGCAAGGGCTAACCAGATTGTCAACAATGAGAATCTATCCGATGACACGATACTGCGGATGTACAGTTTCTTTAGCCGCCATGAGGTAGACAAAAAAGCCGAAGGCTTCAACAGTGGTGAAGACGGTTTTCCTTCACCGGGACGTGTTGCTTGGGACTTATGGGGTGGCGATGCCGGGTACCGCTGGTCAACATCCAAGCGGGACGCTATGCAACCTGAAGGCAAGAGCGTTGATTGCTGCACTCCGGGGGTAGTGTACAAGTCTCACCCTTTTTACGGGTACGAGATGGAAAGCATCTCAAAAGAGTAAACAGCGACAGTGCTCGTATTTATGCAGCCAGTCAAAAGTTTCGTAATGAACTTTTGGAGCGTGAAGGTGTAGCCATCAGCCGGATGCAACGGGCATACAGGGCAGCCACAAAGGCAAGCATCGATGAACTGGAAGCACTAGAGGGTCGTATCCAAGACCGGCTAGATAACGGTGAACACCCGTCCGACACCATACTCTGGATGCGTCAACGCATCATAGATAACATTGAAGAGCTAGGAAAGAACCTCAAAAAGTTTAGCATCGAGGGGGCTACGATAACGGCTGATGGACAACTTGAATCAGCAGTCCTTGCGAATGAGGCAAGCGTCGGCATGGTTGAAGCGGCGGCAGGTCGTAAACCGGCGGGTGTTAGTCTCGGAAGTTCATGGACAAACCTGCCAGATGAGCAGCTCCAAGCCTTTGTCGGCATGGCGGGTGATGGAAGCCCTTTGGGTGAGTTATTTGCGACCATACCGCAGGTGACCACTGATGCCATGCAGATGGCTTTGGTGCAGGGAATCTCACTTGGTGAAGGACCACGAACGGTAGCACGGCGGGTACGCAAAGCTGCAGACATCGGACGCTACCGAGCCGAGACGATCGCACGTACTGAGATGATTCGAAGCGCCCGTGAAGCTCAACGGCAACTCTACACCCAGAACCCAGCGGTGACAGGGTACCGACGGCAAGCCACACAGGACAGCCGGGTTTGTCTTGCGTGTTTGGCTTTGTCCGGTACGCTATCAACCACCGATGAGATTATGCCAAGCCATCCGAACTGTCGGTGCGTGATGATTCCGGTAACCATGAGCTGGGCAGAGATAACCGGGGATAGTTCTATCCCTGATACCCGCCCTAAGCCGGTTACCGGTGAGGATATCTTGCGTGGGCTTACTGCTACGGAGGCTCAACAAATACTTGGCAAATCTCGTTATGCCCTTTACGCAGAAGGGTTGCCACTCAGTGACATGGCAACCGTGGTCCAGAATGCTGACTGGGGTCCTACTACACGGGTGCTACCGCTTAGAGACCTAGAGGGATACGAACCGGATCTAACGACATTCGAGTAAAAGATACCGTGTGGGATACTTACACCATGGACGTGCTTACAAGTAGTGTAGACGGAATCAAGAGCGACCGACTCGGTTACGTGAAGGGTTATCTAGTGCGCTTTGGCGATACCCAGAGTGCTGACCTTGAGGGTGATTATTTCACCAAGTCAACCGACTACGGTTTTCCAATGTCTGAAGGTAAGCGGGTACCTCTCAATGTGTACTACCACCACGGTATGGATACAAGTGTAGGCAAGAAGTCTATCGGTACCGGTTACATCAAGATGGACAATACCGGGCTTTGGTACGAGGCTCAGTTGGATCTAGCCGACGAGTACGGGTCCATGATTGCAAAGCTCTGCAAGCAAGGCAAGATGGGTTTTTCGTCCGGTGCAGCTGCACACTTGGTTGAACGTAAAAGCATGGGTGATGTTTCTGAAATCACACGCTGGCCTATCGCTGAGGCAAGCATCACACCCACACCAGCCGAATATCGTAACAGCGTCAAAAGCCTAAAGGAGTATTACGGCATGGAGCCTATGATGGGTATGGAAGACGAAGAGATGGTCATGGCTCCTATGCCTGAGCAGTCCCCGGAAGAATACGCCGTATCGGTCTTTGATGAGTCTGAAGGTGACCTTATCCACGAAGGATTGGAAGCCTACTACGATGCGCTCTGCGGGGCTATCGAGATGGTATCCGATCAGACCATGGCGGATGCCGTGATTGATGAATTTGCTAGACGTGCAAAGGGCTTGTATGCCATGCACGGTATGAAGAGCGTACAACCCGCATCCTTGCGGGGTGTTGAACGTCGGCTGCGGGATGCAGTCGGTCTTAGCCGGTCAGCTGCAAAGCGACTTGCTCCTGAGTGTTGGGAATCTCTGCGGGATGCAGACCAACCAGAAGTAAACCCGGTCATCGTAGTCGAGGCGAAAGCCCATGAGATTGATGAGCGAGCCGACATACTGGCACGCTTGGAGTTGTTGACACAACTATGAACCTTACACAACTACAGAATCAAAAAGAGTCTGTGCTTGCTACCGCACGGGAGCTTGCTTCCGGTAACGGTGACCTTGCACAGGTCAAGTCCCTGATGGCTGAAGCCAAGGGTATCGAAGAGCGTATTGAGACCATCAAGGCACTCGGACAAGGTCATCCAGTAGCAACGGAAGTTGCAGCTGAGCAACCATGGAAGTCCGGCGGTATTGGACGTAATCCTTTCGTCGGTACCCGTGACGAAGCGAACTATAAAGCATACGCATGGGGTCAATGGGGACGCTCTATCATGGGCAACCGCAAAGCATCCGACTGGGTCAAAGCCAACCTGAAGGCACAGTCTGAAGGCACGACAACCGCTGGTGGCTATGTTGTTCCAGATCCACTGTCTTCCGACCTTATCTATCTGCGTGAGCAGTTCGGTGTTGCTCGCCAGAACTGCCGCATCTACCCGATGAGTTCTGATGTATTGAACGTTCCTAACGCAACGGCATCGACCACTGTGTACTATCCGGGGGAGAACACGGCTATTACTGCAAGTGACCTGACATTTGCACAGGTCAACCTTGTAGCCAAGAAGCCATCGGTTCTTACTCAGGTTTCTAAAGAGTTGGCCGAAGATAGCATCATTGACTTTGGTGCAACGCTTGCCCGTGATATGGCATACGTCCTTGCTAAGGAAGAAGACCGCGTTGTTTTCAACAATGCAGTCGATAGCACATCTGGTCTCGATGGCATCCTTTATGCTGTCTACAACCTTAACGCAACCAAGGCTAACATTGCTTCCTTGCAGGTATTCACAACCGGGCAGACAATCACCTACAGCCCGACACTTGCGAACCTTAAGGGCATGGTCGCAAAGCTCCCGACCTATGCTGCACAGGCTAAGTGGTTCATGCATCGCGAGATCTGGTACAACGCCATTGCTCCTTTGCTTGATGCACTCGGTGGGAACTCCATCATGGACATCCAAAATGCATACGGTCCTACACCTATGCTTTACGGGTATCCAGTCGTTTTCGTGCAGAACATGGCTAAGACCCTCGCGGCTACCACGCCTTACATCTTGCTTGGTGACCTGAGCATGGGTACAGCGTTCGGTGATCGTCGTACGGTTACAATTGAAGTTTCCGACCAGTATTACTTCAATCAAGACGCGCTCGCGTTCAAAGCCACAGAGCGGTTCGCATTCTCGGCTTTCGACATCGGCAACGTGAACGCTACGGCATCCAGCCGTGTACCGGGTTCGCTTATCGTTGGAGCATCCGCAGCTACATAAGCCTAGCGGTTCGTATCTCAAGCCCTCGGCAGACGTGCCGGGGGCTTTTCTTCTGTGTGGGATACTTAGGGCATGATGACCAGAGCCGAGGCAATAGCACAAGTATCCTTATTTGTGTCCGCTCAAAGTTACCCGCAGATGTCTACTACGGACATTGGCTCAATCCTTGATTCTTTCTCACGCTTCACCACGTGGGCAGCTACAACCACTTACGCAGTAGGTGACCGTGTAGTGCCTACAACGCCCAACGGCAGGGTGTATGAGTGCCGCGTGGCTGGTACGTCAGGCACGACACAACCCGATTACCCGGTTTATGCTCCTTACCAAGTCAAGGGCTACACGCTGGAAGATGGCACAGGAGACCCAACCCTCATGTGGGTTGACCAAGGCCCGATCAATGTTGAGCGCTACGATGTTCGCACCGCAACCCGGCAAGCATGGATGATAAAGGCTAGCCGTTGTGCAAGCGACATCGATGCTAAGGAAGGCACGTCCGATGTCAAACTCAGCCAACTCAAAGCACACTGCCTTTCGATGGCTGAACGATATCGCCCTATGGTGTTCGCATGAGTCCTATCCTACGCGCAACCATAAGCGCTGGCATGGTACGCAACCTGTGCCAAGACCGAGTAGAAATACACCGCTTCACGCTTACCGAAGATGGCCGTGGCGGTGCTACTGAGACGTGGCGCAAGGTTGCCGAGTACAACGCTAGGCTAACCAACCAGAGCGACACGGAATCTATCGTAGGCGGTGGCATCCAGCCATCTGCACAGTGGACGCTGATAGTTGCTGTCGGTGCTGATGTCATGCCGCAGGATAGGGTTTACCGGGTAGGCGATGATGCCAAGTATTACGATGTGATCGGGTCAGACTTTGGGCAGACGGAATTACTTGTACAGCACGTAGGGCTGGTGGAGCGTACATCATGACGGCGGAGGCGTGGGTTCCTATCGGCATACAAGCCTTTATAACCGTTACCAGTATCGGTGCCGCTTGGGTGGCTATACAAGTCAGGTTGACGCGACTGGAGACTCAGGTGGCACACATCATCTCGACGCTCGATGGACAACAGCAAGAAGTGCGCCGCATCGAGCAACGACTCGGTAAACTCGAAAACAAGGTCAGCGCTTTGGAGGCGATCATACAAAGATGAACAGCATTTCAATCAAACGTTTAGTGGTCGTTGTGATCGTGGCATTTGTAGCTGCTTTCACCAGCGTTTTCGGTGACGGCGTACGCACATCCGAAGCACACGACCTCAGCGAACTCGGCGCAGTGCTGGCACTCTACGGAAGCAAGGCGGTAGCGGCTGGCGTCTCCGCTGCGGTGAGCAGTGTGCTGGCGTTCCTCACGATGCCGTTCAAGGGTGTGCAAGCGAATGCGATGAAGGTGGGCAAATGAACCTGCAAAACTTCTATATCCAAAAGGAACCAGCA